AGCATTTGCTATGAATTCGGCTGAGCAGTTAATGCGTGATGCTCGGAATGACAAACAGCGTGCCTTAGAGATTTTGCGAAATGCTCGCAATGCGGAAGAATTAAAAAATAAACTGGCTGGCAAAAAAGGAAGCGATCTAAAACGCTATCTTGATAGTTTCAAGCCTGGCGATCCTACACTGAAACGATTCCTCAAAAAAGTAGTTCAGTTCATTCAGACCACAGAAAGTATTGAAGAAGGCGTAGGCAGCACACTTGCTAAACTGGGTTTGGTTGGTGCTGTTGCCGCCGGTGGTGCCGGTGCATACAATGCCGCACAGGACTACAAGGATGCCAAAGATACAGACACCGCTAAAGTGGCACAAGCACCTGCACAGGATAAAAAAGATCTTAGCAAAATAGAACTTCCCACAAAACAAGACACACAAGCAAAAACTGAATACAAGCCTTTTACCAGCAACAAAAATGAAATCATACTGGCTAAACATGCTCAAGATCAAGGAATCAAAGGCATTGAACTTGCATCATTTATGTCACAGATGGCACACGAGTCAGAAAACTTTTCAGACATGATTGAAGATATTTCACATGAAAGAGCCGCTAAAAAATATGGTTCGGGCAAGATTGCAAAGATACTGGGGAACAAAAGCGAAAACGATGCAGTTCGTTTTAAAGGTCGCGGATACATTCAACTTACAGGACGCTGGAACTACGAGTGGATGGAAAAAGAACTAGGCATTGATTTAACAAGTTCGTGGAGTGCCGCACAAAAGGCAGCTGATCCAGACATTGCCGCTGATATTGCTGTTGCATATTGGAAAAAACGAGTGCAATCTAAAGTCAGTGATTTTACAGACGTTAGAGCGGTCACTAAAAAGATCAATCCTGGTATGCACGGTCTGGACAGCAGACAGGATCGTTTTGAAAAAGTTGCAGGGGCTATGGGATTGAGAGGAGACGGCGAAGCGTGAGATTTTTTGAATTTATTTTGGCTGAAAGAAAATCAGCAGACCTGTATCATAATACTATGCATCCTGTGGAAATATTAAAAAGTGGTAAAATAAAAGCATTCCTGGACACCAGAAACGATCACGAAGTAAGCAAAGACGCAAAACCTTTTATCAGTCTCACAAGAGATCCTAGATTTGATTTTCACGGTATGGGTGATGCACAGTTTGTTATTGATCAAAGCAAACTCGCAAACACACATAAAATAACGCCGTTTGATTATGGCGGGTATAGTGATGACGAGGCCTACGGACGCAGGTTAGAAAGTGAAGAGCGTGTGTTTAAAGACATTCCGTTAAGTTATGTCAAAAAGATAGTTGTTCAGTCTCAATATAATGTGGCGGCAAAAGACTATATTCCTCTGGCAAAAGAACTTGGGATTCCTGTTGTGGATCGTAAAGGAAACAGACTGGACGAAAACTTCGCTGATGGTAAAGTAAACTATACAATGCCAAATTTCGATTTTGAATGGGAAGAAGCAAACCGCTATGAGCAGTATAGAAAAATTGGTAAAGAAGAGTGGATCAAACTTGCTAAAACTGGCAAAGTAGTGGATGTTGACAACCGTATGGCAAACGACATAGAAAACACCGAAGCAGGTGAAGAATATAGAGATGATCATTGGGACGGTTTAGTTAAGGCTAAGAGAGACAGATTTACAAAAGCTCTATCTTTAGGACAAATTGAACTGCCTATTATTGCTAGATACAGTGACGGGCAACTAGAACTTATTTCTGGTAATACAAGATTAACTGGTATGATGCGTGAACTTGGAAAAGCCAAGGCTTGGATATACGATGTTCCAGACGAAATTGCAGATCTAGAAGAAAACTTTGCGGATGGTAAGGTAAAAGGCAAAAGCAGACCGGGGCGTGTAAAGCGAGCCGGGGCAAGTTGTAATGGATCAGTTACAGATTTAAGAAAGCGAGCTAAAAACGCCAGTGGTGAAAAGGCCAAAATGTATCATTGGTGTGCAAATATGAAATCGGGCCGTAAAAAGGGTAAATAGTGCTATGAAGATTAGAGACATTATTGTAGAAGCAGATCCAGCAGAACTAGGGCCAATGAATCCAAAAATGCGAGACGTTTTGGGCAAAGTGCATGCTGACGATGAAGTCCAAGCCAAGGCAGACGCCGAAGCTAAAGCCAAAGCCGATGCTGAAAAAGCCGCTAAACAGCAAGCAGAAAATGACAAAATCATAGCATTCGCCAAGAAACACGGTTTTGATCTAGAGCCGAAAGAAATAAGCTACTTCCAAAAAGGCCTAGAACACGGCAAGCGTGGATACGTTGATCGCGGTGCTGGTGAAGCATACGGGCCGTATTACGCCGCATATGCAAAAGGTGTTAACATTGGCGAAAAGATGAAAGAAGGCCTAGAAGAAGCCGCCACAGCAGGTGCTACCAGTTCTGCAAATGTTGCCTCGGGCACACCAGTAGCGGCTCACAGTGTAGGAAAATCATACACAGGTTCTCCTGGTAAAAGTGGTACGAAAGCTCCTAAGCAGGCAAAAGTAAATCAACCTAAGAAAAAAGACGGTACTGCTAAAAATGCACTGGACATGAATGTTGGCCTAATGAGTGGTCAAGGTGCAATAAAAAGATAAATATGCGTATATCAGAGATTTTGACAGAGAAGTGGAGCAAAAAATACAAAAGTTCTATAAATTGTTCAAATCCAAAAGGTTTTAGTCAAAAAGCACACTGTGCAGGTAAAAGGAAAAAGTAATGGATTTTAGAAATCTACTCGGAACACTAAATCAACTTAACGAAGACGTTGAAGTTGTATCAGAAAAGGCAGAAAGCAAAAATCAAGCTACTGCGGCTCGCATTGCTCTCAAGCACAAAAAAGAAGGCACAAAGCCCAAAGCGGGAACTGCCAGTGCTGAGATGATGAAAATGAGTAAGTCGGACCTCGAAGACTTTACCAAAGCAAAAAAGGGTGCTCCTAAAAAGAAAACCAATGAAAGTTTTGAAGAAGCAGAGTTAAGAAGATTGGCCGGACTTCCTGAGGCAAGTATTCAAGAAGCAGATATGGATCTTAGCGACAAAACTGAAGAACTTACCCAGTGGGTTCTAAAGTATGATGACTACAGAGGCGATAACGGTGACGCACTACCAATGGGTTGGATCAAGTCGATGACAGCCACTGGTGTTAGTCCAGACGGCTGGGAAGAGAATGAGTGGGAAGCCTATCAAGAAAAACTAGGCAAAGACATTACTGACATGGATAATGCTGAGATTGATGCATTTTTAGATGATCCGGACAACTCACCAATCACTTCAGCAATGATAGACGACCTTCTAAAGATCACAGGTGCAAGTGAAGCAGATGAAGATCTTGCTCGTTCAGTATCAAGTGCTATCGGTATCGGCGAAAGCATTCAAGAGGGTGCCGGAAGTCTTGACAGTGAAACTGTAGAAGCCATCCTGAAACTCAAAGAAGTTATGATGGACAAGGGCATGGAGCCAGAAGAAGCACAGGACGAAGCCGCTGAAGCATTTGGTATTGATCCAGAAGAACTGGCTGACTACCTCGACTCGCAGTATGACGAAAGTTTAGAAGAAGAGGCTGACATCGATCTCAGCAAGTATAGCAAAGAAATGCTAGATAAAATCAAAAATGCCAGTGATGCAGAATTGAATAAGATGGCAGTTGATTATGGCGGAAGCAGTATGGAAATAGGTCGAGAAGAAGAACTGTTCCGTAAGATTCGTGCTCAGTTGAACAAGCAAGACGAAAGTGTAGTAGGTGGTAATGCCAAGCCAGCAGATCCAAACTCAATGTATGCAAGACTTATGGGTGATATCAATGAAATTCAAAAAGGTGCAATGGAAGGCAATGATATGGCCGACGACATTGCAGACGAACTAGGCGACTATTTGAGAAATGGTGATGCTCCAGAAGGGTCTGTCTATGAAAAGGCTATTGGCATAGTCATGGATGCATTACATGACGGTCCAGACGCACAAGCAGAAGCGGCAGAACAAGCAGGTGATTTCCTTCATAGTGAATTAAACAAAGAAGATTTCGACAGAAACTCGTTCCGTGAAAGTTTTATGCGTATGGTCGAAGCAAAAAGCAAGCCAGACTTTCTTGACCTAGACAAGGATGGCGACAAGAAAGAGCCAATGAAAAAAGCGGCTAAAGATGCCAAAGAAAAAGGCGGCAAAGAAGAGTCTGGTAAAAAGGGCATGACTGACAAGCAGAAGAAATACTTCGGCAAGAAAGACGAATCAGTTGAAGAAGGCAAGAGCAAGCACCCTAAGGGTTCTGCAAAGTATAAAAAGCAGATGGCCGCAAAGCATGCTTCAATGAACGAAGAACTTGCAGAAGACGATCTAGAGTTTGACATGGACATGCCAGTAGATCCAGATCAAGAAATGACAGCAAGCCCAGAGCAAGCAATCGATCAAGCAGATGAGATTGATATGGCAATGGGACAATTAGAGTTCATCAAATATGCCGCTGAAGAAATCAAAGGTCACTTTAAAATGGGCTTTGAAATGGAAGAATGGTTCCAGAACAAACTGGCCAGAATGCATGGCACAATGATGACACTTCATGCCTACATCGAAGGCGAAGAAGGCAAGGCTGGCATGAACGAAAGCATTAACGAAAACGACATGTTCAATCAAATGCCGCAAGGGATGAAAGATAAAATCCTACAGATGTACACTAAAAAACTAGGCGGTGATAAAAACAAAGCAATGGAATTATTGCAAATGGTGTTGTCTCCCGAAGGGCAAAAGAAGATTAAATCACCCCAAGGTCAAAGAATAATTGGTGCGACACCTCAGCAAATGAAAGATCCTAAAAATCAGGCCCTTATGCAGAAAGCTAAAAAGATGGATCAATTTCAAACAAGCATGGGCGAAAGCATCAACGAAAGTTTTGAAAAGTTCATGAACAACGATAAACTATCATTTGAAGAAGCAATGAAAATTGTTCGTGAAAGTGGCGGACAACAAAAAATTGATCCTGTTGACACAAAATTGTGGACCTGGGCGAAGCGTGTGGCTTCTAACAAATTCACAGAAAGCTCTAAAGCAGAATTATATGCAGGTGTAATTTACGAGCGCAATGGCGGCGTTTTTGAACTCACAGACGTTCTGAACGAATCAAAGTAAGCATCAGAGGCTGGCAAATAACACTTGACCAGCCTTTTTTGTGGCTGTATAATCTATATATTATCAAGGAGAAATACAACAATGTCAAAAATCTATGGTCCTGAAGAAAAGGCAAAATTGGAACGTTTGATCCGCGAAGGCTCAAACGTGTTAAGAGAAGTTGAAGACCTACAGGAAGGACTGAAAGAAACTGTGAAGGCCGTAGCGGAAGAACTGCAAATCAAACCCGCTATTATTAACAAGAGTATTAAAATCGCCCACAAAGACGAATGGTATAAGCATCAGGAAGAATGGGAAGAAATCGAAGGCATTCTAGGCATCACAAAAAATCTACCAGAAGATAACCGAGAATAAATAAAATCAAGAACAAGGTCTGCGGGCCATAAACCGCATGTTAGGTCAAGCGAGCCAGAAGTCGCAACAAGGAGAACAATGAGCTACGTCGACGCATATTACGATCGAGATCAGGATGTCATTCACGTTGTTGAAAGAGACAGCAACGGGAAACGACAATACAAAGAATACCCTGCACGTCACATCTTTTACTATGATGATCCTTCAGGCAAGTACCAATCAATTTATGGCAACCCTGTAAGCAGAGTTTCCTGTAAGAACCTCAAAGAGCTACACAAAGAATTAAAAATTCATTCCAATAAAAAACAATACGAAAGTGATATTAATCCGATCTATCGCTGTTTAGAAGACAACTATCTAAATGCAGATGCACCTAAACTGAACGTGGCATTCTTCGATATCGAGGTTGATTTTGATCCAGAACGTGGCTATGCATCTCCAGAAGATGCATTTATGCCGATCACTTCGATTGCTATACATTTGCAGTGGATGGACAGTCTTATCTGTCTTGCCATTCCACCGAAGACTATGAGTATGGCGGAAGCTGAGGAAGCAACCAAAGACTTCGACAACATGATGTTGTTTGACAGCGAACGAAAAATGCTAGATACATTTTTGGATATCATCGAAGATGCCGATGTGTTAAGTGGTTGGAACTCAGAAGGTTTTGATATTCCCTATACAGTGAACCGTGTGATTAAGGTTCTTTCCAAGGAAGACACTCGTCGTTTCTGTTTGTGGAATCAACTTCCTAAAAAACGTGAGTTTGAAAAGTTCGGTAAGATGAGTGTGACTTACGATCTTATTGGTAGGGTACACGTTGACAGCTTAGAACTTTACAGAAAGTATACCTATGAAGAACGCCATACCTATCGACTGGATGCCATCGGTGAAATGGAGATTGGCGAAAACAAAACTGTCTATGAAGGCACACTGGATCAGTTATATAACAACGACTTCAAAACGTTCATTGAATATAACAGACAGGATACCGCACTGTTAGACAAGCTAGACAAGAAGCTGAAGTTTATTGATCTTGCAAACACAATTGCACACGAAAACACTGTGTTAATCCAAACCACAATGGGTGCTGTTGCGGTGACGGAGCAGGCAATTATCAATGAAGCACATCGTCGAGGGTTTGTCGTCCCAAACAGAATTAGACGAGATCAACTAGAAAACACAGCGGCCGCCGGAGCATATGTTGCATTTCCTAAAAAAGGCATTCATGAATGGATCGGAAGTGTGGATATCAACTCACTGTATCCGTCAGTGATTCGTGCCCTTAATATGGGTCCAGAGACTATTGTAGGACAACTGCGTCAAGACGGAACAAAAGCATTCCTTGAAGCACAGATGGGTAAAGGTAAAAGTTTTGCCGGTGCTTGGGAAGGAGTATTTGGTAGTTTAGAATACACTGCGGTTATGGAGCAAGAAGTTGGCAGAGAAATTACTATCGATTGGGAAGAAGGCGGCAGTGACACGCTAAGTGCCGCACAGATCTATGAACTTATCTTTAACTCTAATCAGCCGTGGGTGTTAAGTGCAAATGGCACAATCTTTACCTATGAGAAAGAAGGTATTATTCCCGGACTGCTAAAGCGTTGGTATGCAGAACGCAAAGACATGCAGAAAAAACTAAAAGAAGCTATCGGTGCGGGCAATGATATTGAAACTGAATATTGGGACAAACGACAATTGGTTAAAAAGATTAACTTGAACTCGTTATACGGTGCAATCCTAAACGCAGGATGTCGTTTCTTTGATAACAGGATCGGTCAAAGTACCACACTAACTGGTAGGCAGATCACAAAACACATGGCTGGTAAGATCAACGAGATTATCACAGGCGAATATGATCACGTAGGTAAAGCAATTATCTATGGTGATACAGACTCTTGTTATTTTTCTGCATACACTACGCTGAGAGATGATATTGAAAACGGATCAGTACCGTGGACCAAAGATTCAGTGATTGAACTGTATGACACAATAGGCGACTCTGCCAGTGATACATTCCCTAAGTTTATGCAAGATGCGTTTCACTGTCCTAAGACACGCGGAGAAGTAATCAAAGCAGGTCGCGAGATTGTAGCATCAAAAGGTCTGTTCATTACTAAAAAACGCTATGCGGCTCTTGTATACGACAATGAAGGCAAGCGTTTAGACGTAGACGGCAAGTCTGGAAAGATGAAACCTATGGGGCTTGATCTCAAGCGTTCAGATACACCAGTAGCAATTCAGGAATTCCTTACAAACGTACTGCTTATGGTACTAGAAGGATACAGCAAAGAAGACTGTCTTGAATATATCACAGCATTCCGCACAGACTTTAAAGCTCGCCCGGGTTGGGAAAAAGGTTCGCCCAAGCGAGCAAACAAAATCACAGAATACAAGGCAAAAGAAAAGAAAGCGGGCAAGACTAATATGCCTGGACACGTTCGTGCCTCGATCAACTGGAATACGCTCAAGCGTATGAACGATGACAAGTATTCTATGAGCATTACAGACGGTGCAAAGGTAATTGTGTGCAAGCTCAAGGATAATCCAATGAGCTTCACTTCAGTGGCTTATCCAGTGGATGAGCTGAGATTACCGGATTGGTTTAAAGAGTTGCCGTTCGACGATTCCGCAATGGAAACAACAGTGATTGACGAAAAACTAAAAAACCTTATCGGAGTGTTGGATTGGGATATTTCTTCTACTCGAAGCGATAACACATTCAACAAATTATTTGACTTTGACTAAACAAACCTATATACTATCATTATACGGAGAAAATAAATGAAAGACATCTTACAAGACATTGTAAATCACACACAGAATCTTGGTTTCCTTACAACCGTAAAGGTCACAGGTTCGGAAGACAAGACTGTGTTCAACTCTATGGCAGACGATCGTTCTGTCATTATGGAAGCAGAAACACACAACACTTACCCGGATATGATGGGTGTGTTCGGTATGCCTGCACTGCAAAAGCTGAAGTATCTGCTAGACGGTGCTGAGTACAAAGAAGACGCAAAGATCACAATCAAAAATGCAGAACGCAACGGTGTTGACATTCCTGTTGGGATTCACTTCGAAAATGCGGCAGGTGATTTTAAAAACGATTATCGCTTTATGAATCAAGAAATCATCAACGAAAAGATGAAGACTGTGAAGTTCCGTGGTGTAAACTGGGATGTAGAAATCGAGCCTAGTGTTGCGGCAGTACAGCGTTTTAACTTCCAGGCAGGTGCAAACTCTGAACATCCTACGTTTGTTGCTAAAACAGAAGACGGCAACTTAAAGTTTGTGTTTGGAGATGCAAGCACACACGGCGGCGAATTTGTATTTGCAATGGGCGTAGATGGCAAAATGGATAAAGGATGGGCTTGGCCTGTATCACAAATTCTTGCAATTCTTAAAATTGCTGATGTAAACAACACAAAAATGAGTTTATCAAACGAAGGTGCAATCCAGATCACACTAGATTCAGGATTGGCAAACTACAAATACATTATTCCAGCGCAGGCATCATGAAGAATCCACCAGTAAATCTTACACCATTACAGAAAGACTATGCTGTGTATTTGCCTGCTATTAGCAGTTTCTTTAGCACATACATTGCAAAGCAAAGGCAGGAAGAATTTGTGCCCACTGATCGTATTCCTCAAGGGTTTGATCGTGGTATTGAAGGCATGAACTTTCTAAACAAAGAACAGGGCTATTTTACTTACGACTACGGGTTGTATTCTGCAGGTCATGCACAATTAGATTTACAGAAAAGTCTTGTGCAAGATGCAATGATCCACGACAGAGATCGATCAACTTCGATGATCTTAGGAGACTCCGGCGGATATCAGGTAGGTAAAGGCATTCTCAAGTTTGATTGGTTAAACTTTGAAGGCCCAGAAGCAAACAAGACTCGTGACAAAATCCTCAATTGGCTTGAACTTACGGCGGATTGGTCAATGACGCTTGATGTTCCGACTTGGGCATGCGATCATATTCACAGTCCGAAAACTGGATTAAAGAGTTTTGAAGATTGCTTGGAAAAGACTCGCTTCAACAACAAATACTGGTTAGAGCGCAGATTAGGCCAAACTAAGTTCCTAAATGTCTTGCAAGGTTCGGATTGGGAAACTGCGGAAGAGTGGTATGAAGGTGTTAAAGAGTTTTCAGATCCTTCAGTATGGGGTGATAAGGCCTGCGAAGGTTGGGCAATGGGCGGTGCTAATATGTGCAAGATGCCTATTACACTGCGAAGATTGATCACCATGAAGTTCGACGGCATGCTGGAAGGCAAGGATTGGATGCACTTCCTAGGTACTGCACAACTTGATTGGTCGTGCTACTTAACTTCTATTCAGCGTCAAGTTCGCAAGCATGTGAATGAAAACTTCACTATCAGTTTCGATTGTGCTTCTCCGTTTATTGCAACAGCACATGGACTGGTATACACTAATGCACAGCACAGTGCAAAGCGTTGGGCGGTTATTATGGACAAAGCTCCGGATAACAAGGCACTTGCAGAACGACACGATATTCCATTCCCGTTCGAGTCAGAAATTGGCAGACGATTAACCGTTGCTGATATCTGTCACTATGCACCCGGTATGCTTAACAAGATCGGCAAGGAAGGTAAAACATCGTGGGATTCGTTTGCATACGCACTTATGATGAATCACAATGTATACTGCCATATTGTAGCAGTACAACGTGCTAACAATCTAATGGATATTGAACGTGCAAAAGCACAGCCAGATTGGAGACAGTGGAAGAAAGTCAAGCAAGCAGACAAGAGTGATGAGTATTCAGATTGGGTACCACGCAACATTCTATACTTTGATCGGTTTGTGGAAGAACTGTTTGACTGTGATTCTAAAGAATCTGCATTTGCAATGATCAAAGAAGCAGACAGTTTCTTAAAAGATCTAGAAGGTGCTCGTTTGCGTGGCGGTGTGACAAATGAGTATAATCGCATGTTTGTCGAAGTCAACGACGAAGGCGAAGAAGAAGAGCCGTGGACAGATGATCGTGAAGATCTAGAACTTGATAGATTAGAGGAATCTCTTAAGGAGAAGTAAATGACATTGGCAGATAGAATCAAATTTTTAGAAGAAACACACGCATACCTAAATAAAGAAATAGATCGTATTGAAAAAGGTCAAGCTTTCGATGATTTAGGGTTGACAGAAAAAAAGAAAAAGAGGTTGCATCTTAAAGACGAACTTGCTAAACTGTATAAACAGCAACACGAACAAACCCACGAAGTTATGGATTTGGATAACGAATGAAAAGAGATTATGAATCTGGCGTTGCAGAAGACGTAGTGTTCTTCCGAGGCATCGAAGTTGAAAAGACTCCGGCATACGGTATGAGAACACTGTTTGTCACAGGCATACAGGACACTGCAGAAATCCTCGAACACTGTGAAGGCATTGAACACATCTTCTTTGGTGCGAATCACAGTTTCAACCCCAAGTCATTTGACGACTGGGATTCTTGGGAAGCCATGATCATGGACTTTCTCAATGAGGACTATCTCTGCACACTGGATATTCCAATCAGTTATGCAGAACAGTTTCTAGAAGGTCCTCTCACTGAATCCGACTATTTTATTCCGCAGATTCGTGTGCCACTGCCTTACATCGGTCAGTGGAACTACAACACAATGATCAAGATCGACGACAAAGATTTTCGTGCAAGCAATCCAGGTGTATGGTGTCATCGACTGCACGATCTAATGGATACAAATGTTTTCACACCTTGGGAAAAATACAAAGGCGATGAGGTTTTAAAATGACCGAATACCAAAAACAAACTTATAGGGTAAAAACTCTCAAGAACAATGTAAAAGTAGGTGATCAAATTCCGAGTCCTAAAAATGACGGTGATGTAGGAAGGTGGGTCGACGATACATTGTTAGAAAACGGATATAGCATTGATAAATTTGGCGATGTTGATTTACCAATTGAAGGTGTGGAAAATAAAACAAGAAAGCGTGGTAGCAAAGCCGCTCATAACACCGGATCAATGACTGTGAAAGATATCAAAAATACAAAAAACTGGTACAAAACCAGATATTATAAAAAGACACTTAATCGAAATACTGTAGAATGGGATGCGGATTTTGATGAAGTAGTTGGCGCTACTTGTATCGATTTAGATTTGCCAGAAATACAAGAACAATTAGAAAAGGCATACGACAATCTTCGAGATAAAATTCTAAACGGCGACACACGAAAAAATATCACCAGCGATTGTAAAACCGCTGTACTAGACGGTTATGTTAGTGAAGGATCATATAGATATAGAATCAGCAATAAAGCTATGAAAGAATTTGAATCACTATCAAGAACTAAAACTACCAGAAGGAATTTATTTGAAGGCTTATGATTATTAAACAAGACACTCGTCCTAAGAAAATGATTTGGGTGACTTTCGACAAGGAAGGAGTTCATTACTATCCAGGTGCAGACACTGATCCCAAACTGGCAACAGGTGATTGGGACGATGTAAGTTTCCTTGGTTATCTACACAGACACATTTTCAAGTTTAAAGTTTGGATCGAAGTGTTTCACGACGATCGAGACATTGAGTTTATTCAGTTCAAGCGTTGGTTGCAACGTCTCTATGAAGAAGTTGACCATTCAACTTCCATATTGGAACTGAATCACAAGAGTTGCGAAATGATTTCTGATGAATTACATCAGCAAATTGTAGAGCAATACCCAGGCCGTGAGGTTTGGATTGAGGTCTCCGAAGACGGAGAAAATGGATCATTCATCAAATATTAATAAGGAATTATGATGAAACAACAAGTTGAAAAAATCTTCAACGATCTTGAAGAGTACCACCATTTTTGTCGGTGGGAACTTCGTGAGTTTAACCCTGCTCATCTTTATAAAAAGAGCAATTGGAATTGGAGGGCTTTCTTAAACTATAAGAACGGTTTTAAAAAGCGTCCAAATGTTAGCAAACACAAGCACAACAATAATAACTACAATAGACGATGAAAGTTTTTATTGTTGACATTGAGGCAGTAGAAACAAGATACACAGGCGAGTGGAAAACCCACTTGCCTGTACTGCTTCGTAATAAAGGGTTTGATGTTGAAGTTATTGAAGGTCCAACTGACATACCATCTGCTACTACTCCAGGTGCGTTTCTTAACTTTGGTGGTACTAATATCTACAAAGCTTCGCAGGTTGAAAAGATCTCTAGACTATTCACAGCCGGGGACGTTGCCAGCGGCGATCATTTTATTTTTACTGATGCTTGGCATCCTGGCATTATTAACTTACGTTATATGGCAGAGCTACTTGGCATTGGCGTAAGAATTCACGCATTGTGGCATGCTGGTAGTTATGATCCTCAAGACTTTTTAGGCAGACTGATTGGAGATGCTCCGTGGGTAAGACATGCTGAAAAATCGTTTTTTGCTGCCGCGCATCACAACTACTTTGCTACTAACTTTCATATTAACATGTTTGCAGACACTATGGTTTTTGCAAGCAATGAAAATATGCCATGGGCGAATCAAACAATAACTGCCTTAAAAGAAAACGGAAGAATTGTAAAAACAGGCTGGCCTATGGAATACATGGATGATATGTTCACACTGTATAAAGGCATGCCCAAGGAAGATATTGTGTTGTTCCCGCATCGTATCGCTCCTGAAAAACAAGTTGATATATTCCGTGATTTAAAAGAACAGCTTCCACAATACGAATTTGTAGTTTGTCAGGATCAACAACTTACAAAGAATGAATATCACAACTTGCTAGGTCGTGCTAAACTTGTGTTCTCAGCTAACTTACAAGAAACATTGGGTATTAGTTGGTACGAAGGAGCATTAGTAGATACTATTCCTATGGTTCCTGATAGATTAAGCTATACAGAAATGGCTGTGGACGATTTTAAATACCCTTCAGAATGGACAGAGGACTTTGCGGCTTATAAAGCAAACAGAGACAAGGTTGTTGCTCGTGTTCAAGACTATGTAGAAAATTATGATTCTTATCTTCCTAGCCTAAATAAACAGGTAGATATACTTAAGAAAAATTATTTCAGTTGCGAAAACCTTCTAAATAATTTAAAATAAACATGTGCGATCCACCGCATTAACTCGGAGAAACAATGAAGAAATACGAAGAAATTATCGAACGCTGTAAAAATGCAGACAAGCGTTACTGGGCTGGCGACAACATTGCTCGCTTGCTACAAAGCGGCGACAAAGAACAATTGATCGACGAAGCTACAGAAGCATTTGAAACTGTACTAGACACACTGATCATCGATCGACACACAGATCCTAACTCAAAAGGTACAGCACGTCGACTGGCTAAGATGTACTTTAATGAGATCATGGCAGGACGCTATGACTATCGTCCGGATGCTACAGCATTCCCTAACGAGCCAGATGACATTACCAATGAAAAATATGAAGGCATGCTTGTGGTTCGAAGCGAACTTAAAAGCATGTGTAGTCATCATCACCAGCCTGTTACAGGTGTAGCATATATTGGTATTATTGCCGCAGATACACTGATTGGATTATCTAAGTATACTCGCATTGCACAGTGGTGTGCTCGACGTGGCACACTACAAGAAGAACTGTGTAATGACATTGCTCGTGAAATTATGCGAGCTACTGGTAGCGAAAACGTAGGTGTGTATGTCCAGGCGGTGCATGGTTGTTGCGAAAATCGTGGCATTATGGCACATAGCAGTCTTACACAGACAACTGTGCTGAAAGGTGCGTTTAAAGATGACGCAGGAACAAAGAAAGAGTTTTTTGACAATATCAAACTACAACAGGAGTTTGCACCACGATGAATGATTTAGATATTGTTGCTGTTAATATGGCAAAAGGTTTATTAGTTTGTGCTCTAGCATTAGGAGTACTAGGATTTGTGCAGGACTTTTTACTATGACAGACAAACTAGAATTGTTTAGGCATGATTGCTTTCCTGCCGGGCTTTTCTGGTGCGATTTTGACTTGCCCGACGAAATTCAAAAAGAGATTATCGAACGTATTTTGTTATATAAAGAAGTAAATGACGGAAACTATAAAGGTCACGGGTTTACAACATACCGCACTCTGCAAAATTTCTTAGATCATGAAGAGCTAGAAAAAATTAAAAATTTTATTGTTGATATGGTGCAGACAGTTCATAACACAGTTCAACTTAAAGGAAAAGTTTATATTTCCGATAGCTGGGCTACTGTTGGAGAAAAAAATAGCTGGCATGGATCTCACAACCATCTTCCTAATTTATGGAGTGGGGTTTTTTATGTTCAGTCAGACGAAGATAGCAGTCCGATTGAATTCTTAGACAAAAACAAAGATTCAAACTGGCCCTGGCATTACAAAACCGGTGAAAATCAATATACTGCAAAATCGATGCAATGCGAAACTAAAACAGGCAGGCTTTATATTTTTCCTAGTTACTTTGAACACGGCGTAAATGAACATAAAGGCGAGCGTGAAAGAATCACAATTGCATTTAATTGTAAGGCAGAAATTTAAATGAAAGACGAACTAATGGTACAACAGCAAGTTGAGTGCGAATGGCAACACATGGTTGGTGTCATTTGCCTTAACCAAGTTGACAGACGGCAAACAAAGCCTGTGCTCACAGAATTTTTTGAGCGTTGGCCTACGGCAGGACTGTTGCTGTATGCCACTGTAGACGAAATCGCAGAACAATTAGAACCGCTCGGTATGCAAAATGTAAGAGCTAGACGTATCTGGAAAATGAGTTTACAATATATTAACTGGGACAAGAAAGATGCTTTGGATCTGTGCGGTATTGGAAAATACGGTTCAGACAGTTACAGAATCTTTTATCAAAATGATATCCCAGCAGATGTAGAAGATAAAGAACTAAAAAGATATATCAAGGAAGAACTCTGTGCCTAAATATGCAGTAAAAGTTCCAATGCCGGACGATGATTGGATATTTGTGACGAAAGAAGGTCCCGATGGGCTTGAAATTGTTTTACACGACTCAAGAGAAGAAGCAGAAAAACAAGCTAAAATTTGGGGAGAGAATGGTGTTGTAGTAGAGTACAAGGATTTAGACTAATGGACACTTTTATTTTTTACACCAAGGGACGCAAGCGTAAAAAGATCAAGGCTGAAAATCACATCAAAGCCTGTGAAAAATTTTATGCCGAACACCCGGACTTTCATTTAAGTGAACTGATTGATATAGAAAACGTTCAGAGCAAGAAA